ACTGCCCCCACGTATGGCGGGGGTTCGTCAGCGATGGCACCACACGCGCACGCAATCGTCACGCGCTTGCACTCCTCGCAGACATCGAGCCCATGGAAAAACTCCACCGTCTCGTTGACGTCTGACTGAGCATCGTCAAACTTGGCCAAAGCATCGTAGAAGAAGTTCACAAGCCCGCTCACAGAGTCCGTCCGCAGAACACTGACGTACTCGACCTTCCGACCGACCGGCACAACGCGTTGAATATCAAAGTGCCAATAGTCATGTTGAGGAGGACCGGCTTGGAGCGGTACATCCAGTGCATTGCCTTTACCCCTAAACTCGTCCTTAACCGTCATCCGTACAACGTAGGGAAAACGGCGGAGGAGGGCAGAGGGATAGCTCATGTATGAGGGGGCGTTGAGGTTCAGAGTATTGGTGGTTGCGATAACCAAGCGTCCCAGAAAGGGAGTATTCCCTTTTTTCTCTAGGCTGGCTTGATCAGGCATGAACGGAACGTTGTTGACCACCTGAATCACTGACTCCACACTAGGATCCGTACCATCGGCTTTCGGATTCTTGCAGGCCAGATCATCCATGACAAGGCACCACATCTTGGGGTGGAAACCATCCCAATACTTGGCAACGGGGCTCGCAGTGTACTTGTACTGAGGTTCGATTGGGAGCTCATATCGCTTGCCATACACAGAGTACAGTAGTTCGATTATATTGCTCTTGCCTATGCTCGCAGGCCCCTCCAACAAGATGGAGAAGGGCGCCTTACGAGGAGCTTGGCAGATCTTCTCACTCAGCATCTGAGCTCGAAAGCCACGCAGTTGGTTATCGATGCGTTGGAAGTTCTTCTTCTCCGCGTAGGAAAAAGTACGCTTGAACTCCCAAATCTCTTGGAAACGCCCCTCAAGTTCGGCAAGACGGCAAAAGAACTGGTTGTACTCCAATCCCGTCGCAATCCCATGCTCGGAATAGAGGGCAAGATCCGCCGCAAACTGTTCCACGTCCTCCATAAATTTGGAGTAGGCGGCCCCAGAGTGAACCACATTGCGAAACTTCTTCCCAGAATAAATCTGGAAGCCCGCATTGACGATCCACAAC